GTGGTTATGTCATTATGGCAATGGAGGACTGCGGATTTTCAAAGAAGGATATACGGCGTGTTGTGGGGCAGCTTTATGAGTATGGCTAAACAGGATAACTATAAGAAAGAGAGGACCGAAACGGCCCTCTCTTTTCATTTTTCGGATTTTGGAATGCGCGGGTATATCTCAATGGTGAAACCATCAGGACTTTTTTTGCGCTTCTCGTTTAGCTTCTGGTAGACGACCTTTTCGAGCACCTCTTTTAGGAGAGCGTTTTTCTCCTCGGCCGTTTCGAGCAGCGGGTACACGTCGAGCAAATTCTTAACCTTAGGGATGATGTCACGGCGGCTGGTCTCCCGGAGCTTCTCCTCGGTCAACTCACGGGAGCAGCGGGTGACGCTATCCTTTGCGGAAGCGATTTTGTCGGAGAGCATTCGAGAACGGGACAGAAATGTGTCTGTGTCGTAGATGCCCTGCTCGAGGAAGTCGTGGGTGCGTTCGAGCTGCTGCTGCAATTTGCGGAGCTCGGCCTCCGCGCTGGTGAGAGCTTTTTCCCGGACGCCGACCGACGACACGGAGGACGACGCGGCAGCAGAGCTCCACTCGAGCTCATAGCCTTTCATCCACTCGGAGAGGCCCTGTATGACGCGCTCCTCGACGATAGGGAGATAGCTCGAGCAATTCGGGCAGCCGCGACGAGGGCAGCGCACGACCGGCATATCTGGATGGACAGGGTTTATCATCCGCATCATCTGCCTGCCGCACTCGGAGCAGACGAGCAGACCGGCCAGAGGATTCCGGACAACCTTTTCTTTGCGCGTGGAAGTATTCTCACTCCGGGTGAGCTTATCGTTTGCGAGCTCAAATGTTTCTTTCGGAATGAGCGGAGGGTGAATGCCTTTGAATACGCACTCTTTCTCTGGGTCGGCAGGACCGCGCACAGAAACGACCTTGCCGTCAACCACTTTCTTCTTCGTCTCACGGCTGCCCCAGCGCACCATGCCGATGTACGTCGGATTCTTGATGATTCCGCGAATGGTGATTCTTGCCCATTGCGAACCGGACGGAGACGGGATGCGCATATCGTTGAGCCTCGTGGCGATTGAACCCAAAGACAGCGGGCGAGCGGAACCATCCTCGTCCTGCAAACCGACCGTGTACAGGTCGAAAATCATACGAACTATTGCGGCCTGCTCCTCGATGGGCTCGAGTGAGCAACCCTTTTCGTTTTTGAGCTTTACCCGACGATAACCAAAGGGAGCTAGACCGGACGGCCATTTGCCCTCTTTGGCGGAGGCGAGGCGACCGCGCTGCAACCGGCGGTTGATGATTTTGTACTCGCGGCGGCTCATAAACAGGCCGAACTCGAAATACTCCTCGTCAAACTCGTTGTCGGGGTCATACGTTTTTATAGGGGTTATTATTTTTGTCCCGGAGAACTTGAATGTCTGCGCGATGATGCCTTGGTCGATGGTGTCGCCGCGCGCCAGACGCTCGACCTCCATGACAAGGACGCCGGACCAGACGCCCTGCTCAACCTCGGAAAGAACCCGCTGCATCATCGGGCGAGCCGCGATAGTGTCGCCGGAGACGACCTCACGGTAAATATCGGTCACGTTGAGGTGCTGCCTTTTCGCCAGCTCGAGCAGAGTGTGCTCGTGCCGGGAGAGCGTTTCGCCCTCGCCGTGCGCTTCGGCCTCGAGGTCGGAACGAGACTTGCGCAGGTATATGAGATACTGCTCCATGATGACCTCCAAACAAAAAAGGCCCGCGCCGGAGCGCAGGCCAATAGGTTACTTGTTGCTGTCTTTTAAGGCCGCAACATCGGCCTGCAAGAGGCTATCCAGAATAGAGGCGGTCTTGGCCTTGAGCGTGTTCTGCTTCTCCATAATCTGCGGGAAAGCATCTGCCAGGTCTCCCCCGCAATCAGCGAGGATGCTCTTTATCTCGCCGCGACCGGTTTGCAGCTCAGAGAACAGCTCGCGGTACAGGGCCAGCTCTGCTGCGTTCTGCGCGTTCATGCACCGGGAGAGCAGCACATAGACCGAATCGAACGTCGAGGAGACGACGGCGCGGAGCTCTTTCGAGAGGGCGTCATATCTGCGCTTGAAGTTTGCGTTGTCCTGACGGAACGCCTCGTTACCGTGGGCGCGCTCATCCTCGCGGCCCAGCAGATAGTCAGTGGTTACCCCGAAATAGTCCGCCATCTGGCAGAGCAGGGCGAAATCTGGCTCTTTGCCCTCGGTCTCGTAGCCGGAGACCGTAGTGCGCTGCTTGCCGCAGAGGCGGGCAAACTCTGCCTGCGTCAAATCTTTCTCCTTGCGGAGCGCGACCAACCGTTCAGAAAACTTATCCATACAGACGTACCTCCCTAAGACTTTTATATTGTATCACAAAAATCCCCTCACGGGGACAAATGACGCTAACTGCGTCATAAATAGCAAAAAATTTTTGAAAAAACTTGACTTTGACCCAATTAGGGACTATAATAAACCACAGAAAGACCCCAAAAGGGTCACACAGAAAGGAGGAGACAGGCGGAATGCGGAAAAAGCTGCAAACGCTCCGAGAGGGCGCAGGCTATACCCAGCAGACTTTCAGCGAGCGACTTGGCGTGAGCCGGAGCCACTACGCACAGATTGAGAGCGGAGACAAGAATCCGTCCCTCAAGCTGAGCCTGAAAATCAAGCAGGCCCTCGGCTATCCCTACGACGACCTTTTTTTTAACCCGAAGCGACCCGTTTCGCGTCGTTAACACGAAACGATGACGCCAAAAGCAAACATTTGGCGTTTCCTTGTAAATATTTTAACCGAAAGGAGGCACGGAATAAATGCCTAAAATGGCAACGAAAGCCGCAGATAACGTGTTCTACAAGGCACGAATCGCAGCGGCATCGTGGAACGACCGGCTAGGCAGCAGAGAGGGTGCGTCAGAGGTGACCGGCATCGACCGGACGCGGCTCGCCAACATCGAGCTCGGAACCATCAACCCGCACCCGGAGGAGGTCCTGATGCTGTCGGACACCTACAACGCGCCGGAGTTGCAAAACCATTTCTGCTCGCACCTCTGCCCGCTCGGCATCGGGACAATTTCACCGATTGAGCTGGAAGAGCTCGAGCGGGTCACATTGCAGCTCATTTCGGCAATGAAGTCGTTGCCGGAGGTCAAGGACGGAATCATCGACATCGCGGCCGACGGCGTCATCGACGCGAAAGAAAAGCCGCGCATGGAACAGTACCTTGAAGTCCTCGACGAGATAACGAACAAGGCACAGACCTTGAAGCTCATTTACAGAAAGCAATTCGGAAAACAGGAGGTGTAAAAAGTGTTGGAGGCGAAGCAGAGCGGGAACGTCGTGGAGGACTTCACCATCGGGAACACCCGAATCAAGATTTGCGACGACTTCTGCCGGACCCGGACGAGCGGAGAGGTCAAAGAAATTCTCAACCGCGTCGCACGGAGGACGGTCGGCTCGCTCACGGCAACCGCCACACCTGATTATGGATGCGCTTAAAAGAAAGATGGAGATTGCGGCCGTTGCGTTTTTCTGCACAGTCACCGCACTCATTGCGGCTTACTCCTGCGCGACGACGGCCGCAGCAAACCTCGCACAGCAGACAGCGGCAGCACCGGCAACGGAATATGTGACGCTCGCCTACATGGAGGTGCAGCCAGAGGCCGAACAGGAGCCGGAGCTCCTCTACGACGTACCGATGAGCGACGAGCTGCAACGGTACGTCCGGGAGCAGGCGGAACGGCAGGGCGTCCCGTTTGAAATCGCCCTCGCCGTCATCGAGCGGGAGAGCAGCTACAAGCCGGACGCGGTCAGCGACACCGGAGACTTCGGCCTCATGCAGATTAACGTCTGCAACCACCGCTGGCTCTACGAGGAACTCGGCATTACGGACGTGATGGACCCGGAGCAGAACATCGAGGCAGGCATCTACATCCTCGGGCAGGCGTTCCAGAAGTACGACGACCCGGATAAAGCCCTCATGGCTTACAACATGGGCGACAGCGGCATGAAAGCCGCGTGGAGCAAGGGCCAGCACAGCAGCAAGTACAGCCGCGCAGTCCTCGAGACGGCGCAGAGCCTCAAGAGAAAGGAGCAGTAAATGAACTGGAAGATTCACAGAGCATTGCTCATTGCGGCTATCTGGATTGCAGAGGTCCTCGCGGCCGGTATCTGCGGATTCATCGCCGCGCTGGCACTGGTCCCGGCCAGTTACGCAGCGCGCGGCTACTACGCTTTCGGAGGCGAGTGGCTTATCGTGCTGGGCGTCACCCTGCTGGCGTTCCACATCATCAACAACGCATTTTTCAAGATGCTCAAGGACCACTGAAAGGAGGTGAACCACATGGCTGAACAGAACCTTTTCTGCCTCTGCGGCAGATGCTCGCGCAAGCTGCGCAGCGCGGCCGCCCGTCGCGTCGGTATGGGCTCGACCTGCTGCCGCAAGGAAACGGGCAAGACCATCACCCAGTTGCTCAAGGAGCTGGACGAGCAGGAGGCCGCAGCAGCGGCAGAGCAGCAGGAGCCGGATACACAGGCATAAAAAAAGAGCCGCGCTCGAAAGCGCGACCCTCTTGTCGGACAAGCCTATTGTATCTCGCTCCACACCAAAAGTCAACAGGAGCGTGAACCATGAACGAACAAAACAAACACGCTGCGCTCACCATTGCGCAGCAGTACCCGCCCGCGCAGTACAACCTCCTCGTCCCGATGCAGACCGTGACGGAGATTGCCGACATCCAAAAGCCGGTGATGAACTCCGTGAAAATCAGCACCGACCTCAATGACGGCGAAATCTATGAGATGGAGAAAGCCAAGGACGAGTGGCGCGACAGCAAGGGGTACGTCCACAAAGCGACCCCGGCCAAGTACGCCCTCACCAAAAAGGGTCTCACCAAGCTCATGCGAGCTGCAGGCATCAAGATTCTTTCCAGCCGCCCGGTCGTCCCGTCCACCTGCCAGAAGTGCGCTGAGGTCAACCGCAGCATCGGAAAGCCGATTCGCTGCGGAGGCTGCCCCAACAAGGACGTCAAGCACGAGGTCCGAATCAGCGTCCCGCAGCTCACCGGCGAGAACGTCACCATCGTCGCCCATAAGGAAATTGCGGTGGATGATGTGACGGCTGGGATGACAGAGAAGCAGCGGGCAGAATTTATGAAGTTCCGCAGCGAGATGTGCGAGAGCAAGGCTCTCAACCGCGCCCTCCGCACCGCGATGCAGATTAAGTCCAGTTACCTTATCGAGGAGTTCGGAAAGCCCTTTGTTGTGGCTTACCTCGTCCCGAACCTTGACAATCCGACCGTCCGTGAGGAGGCGGTAAAGTCCATGTTTGGCGCGGCGAATGACCTGTACGGCAGCCGCCCGAAAACCAGCCACACGGTCTATGTGGACGATGACGACGACGGCTATGTGCAGCCGGAGCCGGATTTTGAGGTCGGACAGGAGCAGCCCCAGCAGGAGCAGCAGCCCGAGAGACCGGCGCAGCGGCCTCGCCAGCAGCAGCCCGCGCCGAGCAATCGGCAGCAAGGCCGGAACGGCGACAGCGAGTTCTGCGCGGACTGCGGTAAGCAGGTCGGCCTCGACGTAGCAGAGTACAGCCGCAAGCATTTCGGCGGAGTGGCTTATTGCCGCGACTGCCAGAGAAACCATACATGGAGGAAATGATTATGATGATTCTTTCGCAGGACGGCATGGTCGCCGTCAATTCGGACAACGTGGTGATGTTTGAGGTCAAGGAGAGCGAAACGCTCCCTCACGAAACTCGGCTCTGCGCGACCATCCTTATCACGAACGGCGCACGATTCAGCCGTTCTATCGGGACGTTCCGCAGCCCGGACCGCACCGAACTTGCAAAGCTCGCGCTGGACTACATTTCGTTCAGCATCAGCACCGGCCACAAGTGCTCTGTGCAGGTTCCGACCGAAGATGAAATGCGGAATATTCAGGGCGCGAAGTCTCGTAAGGATGCAGCGCGGCGCGGCAAGCTCGACGACATCATCAAGGAGCTGCTCAAGGAGGATATGTGATGCTGAAAGTATTGCACACCGGAGACTGGCACATCGGAAGTTTCCCCGGGCCGGAGGTCGGAGGACAGAACGCCCGCTTTCAGGACATCTGCCGCTGCCTCGATTTTCAGGCGATGTACGCGGAGGAGCACCGGCCGGACCTTATCGTCGTTTCTGGCGACATCTTCCATCAGGCCCGTGTGTGGTCGGACCGAGGCCTCCGCGAGAGCCGGACGGCCATCGACCACATCCGGCGGCTTTCCAACGTGGCCCCGACCGTCGTACTGCGCGGTACGCCGAACCACGACAGCGAGGAGCAGTTCGAGATGCTGGTGACAGCCTTTTATGGAGATGATTCGGTCAGCGTCGTAACGGAGCCGGAGGTACTCCACATCCACACCTACCACGGGCAGCGCGTAGATGTGGCCTGCATACCGGGCTTTGACCGTGGCGTACACCGGGCAGCGCACCCGGGACTCTCCCGGGAGGAGGAGACGCAGGTGTTTACAGACGAGCTGGCAAAGGTCGTCCTCGGTCTCAAGGCACAGTGCGAGCCCGGAGTGACGAGTATCCTGTCCACGCACTTCACCGTCCCGGGATGCAACATGGAGAGCGGACAGACCGCGCTCTTTGCACAGTTTGAGCCCGTCATCTACCCCGACACCCTGAAAGCCGCAGACTTCGACCTCGTAGCACTGGGCCACATCCACCGGCCGCAGCAGCTCCCGGAGGCAGGCCGCGCAGTGTTCTACTGCGGCAGCATTACCGGCCTCAACTTCAACGACGAGAATCAGCCGCGAGGCTTTTATATCCACGACATCGACGACGACGGGGAGGCATGGAGCGAGTACGTCGAAACGCCCTACCGGGAGTTCGAGACCATCCGCCTCGGAGAGGACGACGTCCGCGCAATGCTGAGTGCAGAGCGAGTTGTTGTACCTGACCGCCTCAAGGGGAAAATCGTCCGCGTTCTCTATACCTGTTCGGACGAGACAAACAAGGCTTTCAACAAAGCCGTCCTCGAGAAAAGGCTCTATGACGGCGGCGTGTTTTACGTATCCGAAATCACGCCGGAGGAAATCACGACAAGCGTGAACCGCGACGAGCTCCACGGCGACAACAGCCCGGAGCAGAACCTCGCGGAGTACCTCGCAGAAAAGGAAAAGAGCCCGGAGGACGCCCAGCGCATCATTGAGCTGGCCCGTCCGATTATCTCGGAGGCAATGGAAAAAGGCCGCCTTGAGACCCCGACCGGCGTGTTTATGCCGGTGGAGATAGAGGTCAAGAACTACCGCAACTACCGCGACGAGCTGTTCAGCTACGACGGCATTTCCTTTGCCACCATCAACGGCGAAAACGGCGCAGGCAAGTCCAGCCTGTTCATGGACGCCATGCTGGACGCCCTTTTTGAGGAGCCCCGGGAGGGCGACCTCACTGGCTGGATTTGCAACGACCCGGATGCCCGCAGCGGCTCCATCAAGTTTACATTCTACCTCGGCGACAAGTTGTACCGCGTTACCCGCACCCGCACAAAGAGCGGCAAGGCGACGTTGAATCTCTCTGAGTATGTGGACGAGAGCTGGCAGAACCGCAGCGCGGAGAAATACCGCGATACGCAGGCTATCATCGAGAACACCATCGGCATGGACAGCCTGACGCTCAAGGCGACTGGGCTTATCATGCAGGACCAGTACGGCCTCTTTTTGCAGGCCGACAAGGCAGACCGCATGGCAATTCTCGGAAACATCCTCGGCCTCGGCATTTATGACCGCATGGAGAGCATGGCGGCCAACAGGGCAGCAGACGCCAACCGGGAGCTCCGGCGCATCGCGGATTTGCAGGAGGAGACCGGGCGGACGATGCCGGACAAGGCAACGGTCGAGGCGGCCATGAACAAGACGGCCGTCGAAAAGGCCAGCGCGGTAGCAGACAGAGCCATCCACACAAAGGCCATGAGCGAGGCGCAGACAAAGCTCGACATTGCCAAGCAGGCGCAGAAGCGGTCGGAAAAGCTCGCCAGCGAGCTCGGCTCTTGGATTGCGGAGAAGAACGCGAACGCCAGCGCGCAGGCGGTTAGCAGAGCGCAGATTTCTGATGCACAGGCTCTCCTCGATAAGCGCGAGGAGGTCGAGGCGGGCAGCCAGAGTTACGAAAAACTTTCCGCGCGGCGGGAGGAACTGCTGGGAACGGCGGCCCTGATTCAGCCCAAGGAAGAAAAGCTGCGGGACGTTATGGCCGCGCTCTCTGCCCAGCGGAAAAAGAAAAGCAGTCTCGAAGCCGAAAAACTTTCTGCACAGGCAACGTGTTGGAGCTATGAGCAGGCCATCGCGGACTACGAGGAGCTCGAGCGGAAAGCGGCGGACCTCGCCGGAGCAAGCGAACGGCTCACCGCGCTGGAAGAGCAGGACGAGCAGTACCTCGCAGCAGACCAAGAGGCTATGAAGTTGCTCCAAACCAAGAATGCAGAAACCGCACGGATACAGTCTTGGCTCAAAATAAAAGAGAGCGAGGTCACGCATATCCGCTCCCGGGCCATCATGCTCGAGACCTGCGGCTGCCCGGTCGAGAACCCGGAGTGCCGTTTCCTGCAGGATGCAGTGGAGGCGAAAAAGAAACTGCCTGCGGCCGAGACGGAACTGGAAACCTACCGGCAGCAGGCCGAGGAGCGCGCCGAGCAGCTCGACGCTGAGTATCAGGCCGCAAAGAAAAAGGTGACGAACCTCAACTGCCGCAAGGACTTGCAGGCCCAGCGTTTCCTCGTTGCAGACCTGCGGAAAGCCTCGGAGCGGTTCGCAAAGCTGACGGCGAAGAAAGAACGCCTCGCAGAAGTTAAAGAGCGCATCAAGGCCATCGACGAGGAGCTTGAAACCATCCCGGCCAATATCGAGAGCCTCGAGGCTGACCGCTTCGTCGTTGAGGACGAACTGAAAAAGCTCCGGCAGAACGCAGCGGAGCTCGCCAGCATTGAAGAGCAGCTTTCGGACGTTAAGAAATACATCGAGCTGGAAAAGCTGCTCCCGGCAGCGGAGGCTAAAAAGAGCGCAGCGCAGACCCGCCTCACGGAGCTCCTGACCTACGCAGAAAAGGCCCGGACGGCGATTGACGGAATCAATGCGGAGATTACGACCCTCGCAAAGGCGCAGGCCGATGTTGACGAGCTCAAGGAGCAGTACGCGGAGGCGGATGCAGCCCTCACGGTGGACAATATCCGTATTGAAGAGCTGGACCAGCAGGCTGGACACAGCCGCAGGCAGATGGAAGAAATCGAGACGGCAGAGGCAAAGCTCGAAGTCCTTCGCCGTCAGGCAACGGAACAGGGCCAGCTTGCGGCCGACTATGAGGAGCTCAAGCGGGCTTTCTCACAGGATGGCATCCCGCACAACATCGTCCGCAGCATCGTCACGCTGTTCGAGGCGACCGCGACGAGCATCATCGGCCAGATGTCAGGCGGCCACATGAGCATCGAGATGCGCATGGAAAAGACCCTCAAGAGCAACAGCAAGAAAGAGGTCACCGCGCTGGACGTCATCGTAAACGACGCGGCGACCGGAGCTCTGCCCTACATGAGCCGTTCCGGCGGCGAGCGCGTTAAGGCGGCCCTCTCGGTCATCCTTGCGCTGGCGGAGCTCAAGAGCAGCACCGCAGGAGTGCAGCTCGGATTCCTGTTTATTGACGAACCGCCGTTCCTCGACGACAAGGGCGTACAGGCCTACTGCGACGCCCTCGAGGCCATCCAGAAACGGTATTCCTCGCTCAAGATTATGGCTATCACTCACGACCCGGAGATGAAAGCCCGCTTCCCGCAGGCCGTTGACGTTGTAAAGACGGCGGAGGGCAGCAAGGTCATCTACTCTTGAAATCACCAGCAGAAAGGAGGTGCGAGACTTGGGAAGAAGCAACAGGCAGACCGCCGACTACTTCCCCCATTACGTCGGGGAAAAGAGCAGGACAAAGTTCATCCTTGAAAAGAACTGGGGAAACGACGGGTATGCCTTTTGGTTTAAGTTGCTCGAACTTCTTTGCGCGGCAGACGGCCAGTATTACGACTGCTGGGACAAGATGGGATGGGAGTACCTACTCGCCGTCACCGGAGTTACAGCCGAAACGGCGGAGGCCATCCTGAACACGCTCGCCTCCATGGGCAAGGTTGACAAGGAGCTGTGGGAGAGCTGCCGCGTCATTTGGGTGCAGTCCCTCCTTGAGAACCTCCGCCAGCTTTACTCCAAGCGCACCGCAGCACCGACGAAACCGTCGGTCGATAACTTTCCCGGCCGCAGGGTGGAAAGCCCTGCACAGGAGCCCGCAGCGGCCACAGAGGCGGAGGGAACGCCACCGGCCGTACCGGAGCCCGCGCCGGAGGAGCACGACAAACCGAAAGCTCCCCGGCGTAAAGCCGGGAGCCTCTCGGCAGAGCAGGCTGAACGGTTTGACCGCTTCTACGCGGCCTACCCGAAAAAGGTGGACCGGGCCACGGCAGAGCGGGCGTGGGCCAAAATCAACCCGGAGCCGGACGACGCGGCGACCGACAGAATCATCGCGGCGGTTGAGGCCGCAAAGAAATATGACAGCCGGTTCAGGGAGCGGCAATTCACGCCAAATCCGGCAAGCTGGCTTAATGCAAAAGGCTACATGAACGACTACACAGGAGGTGAGCAGCGTGGAAACGCTGACGGCTATGCTGGATTCACTCCGTCCGGCGGATTCGGCTCGTTCGGTTGAGACTTCCCAGCACCGACGGCCGACAAGCAAGGATATTCTTGCTGGTGGTTACAACTGCCAGCAAGAAATACCGGAGCCGGTCGAGTGCGAGTTCTGCGGCCGGAAACTGTACCACGAGGCCCTCGTGATGGGCCGAACGGTCCTCATGTTTGCCCCGTTCCCGCAGAGATGCACCTGTGAACAGGCAAAAGCCAAATGGGCGGAGGCGGACGCAGAGGAGGCCAGACAAAAGGCGGAGGCCGAGAAAGAGGCGGCGCAGGCCAAACGGCGCGCCAAAATCGAGAGGCTACTCGGCAGGAGCGGCATCAAGAAACGCTTCCAGCAGCGGACGTTCGTCAACTTCATCCGGGACACCCCGGAGCGGCGGCGGTGCTACGACACAGCCAAAACCTATGCAGACAGCTTTCCACAGCGCGCAGAGCGCGGCGAGGGTCTCTACATAGAGGGAACCTACGGGACCGGCAAAACGCACCTCGCGGCCGCCATCGCCTTGCAGCTCATAGGATGCGGCGTCCCGGTCGTCTGCAAGACGTCCGGCGACCTGCTGGCCGACATCAAGGAGGCTTTCGACAACAGCGACGCCACCGAGTACGAGATACTCAAAGCGTACAAAACGGTCGATTTGCTCATTGTGGACGACCTCGGGAAAGAGCAATGTACCGATTGGAGCGTGAGCACCCTCTACTCCATCCTGAACGACCGGTACGAGGATATGAAGCCGACCATCATCACGACGAACTACAACGCCGACGAGCTGGTGCGAGCACTGACCCCGAAAGGCGGAGACGGCACAAAAGCCCGGGCCATCATAAGCCGCCTGCGGGAGGTCTCAACGGTCATCACGATGGCGTGGCCCGATTATAGAACAGGAGGCAGCAGACGTTGAAGTACATGAAATTAACTGACGAGCAAAAAGAACGGCATCCATCAATCCATTATACCGGCAGCGTCCGAGGCATGAAAAAGCTCGGATATTGGGGCAAACATGATGTATGCGTTCGGTGCGGTCAGTACATCTACAACATCTCTATTTGGCTGGACCCGAACCGCTCGAATAAGACCGAAAGGCCAAAAGAGGAGCTGCCGCAGGCGTATTTGGATATTCTCGAGAAACGTGAATGGAGCGTTTGCGATTATACGGACGACGGCCGCGTTGAGCTCGAGTGGTATTCACCGGCCGGAGAGGACTTCATTGTCTGCGTGAAAGTCGAGAACTTCCCGGACGAGATTCTGGACTACTCCGACAGCTTTGACCCGGACGAGCATATTGCGATGTGGATTGAGGCAAAGCAGAACGGTACGAAGGGCGTTCCGGGCGCGCGGCAGATTGTCCACGACGCGGAGGAAATCGAGAAAGAGCTTGACGAGCTCGCATTTGAATTGCAGGAGGCAGAGAGAAAATTATGGCTTACAGATATTACAGCACACGCCGCCCGCTGATGGTGGGCGGAATCCCCTCTACGGAGAGCGTTACCGAAATCGTAAACTTCGAGAGCGGTCGGACCTATTGCGAGGAAATCGACAATAAAGCATGGGGCTACATTGAGTACGCCACACCGCTCGACCCGCAACAGGCATCCGATTACGAGCTGGTTTTGGCCCCGCAGAAGCCCTCTATCCCTAAACCGCCGCTGAACCGGCAGGAGGTCTACCATGAGTGAGGTGAAAATCAAGGAATTGGACAAGAGCCTCATTCATCAGGCGAACAGCAACAGCATGAGCGGCCAGCGCGGCGACATTTCGGCCCACGAGTACGAGGTCTACTGCCAGAAAGTTATGAGCTGGAACATCCCGGACAGCCGCAAGCAGAAAATCGTGGACCAGATTTATGCCAAGTGGAGCGAGCAGCTCCGGCACGAGGCAGCCCATGTGAGCGTCGCCGTCGCAGGACCGGCGCGGTACAACGCAAAGAAGCTGGACCACAGCGACACCATTCTCCGCCTTTCCTCTGAGTTCGTGGAGTGGTTCAACGGCCTGCAGGAGCAAGTCTGGCAGGGCCGTATCGAGGACAAGGACGCAAAGGAGATTGCGCGGCTGGTCGATGACATCAAATTCTGCATCGAGCGGACGACGCTTAATCCTACCGCGAGCCTATGCGAGCTCGCCAACAAGGACCCGGAGCTCTTCATGGAGTATTACGAGAAGCTCCATGAAAAGTACCGCTGGCGCAGGAACAGCGTCATCGCCAAGCTCTACGCGGCCGGGAAAGAGGGCAAACTCGCAAACCTGAACCGGCAGAAGTTTTTCGAGGACGAGAACCTCGTCGCCTACACGATGGGCGACCGGGCGTACATCAAGTTCGTTATGAAGCCTCGGCAGCAGCTTATTGTTGCCCTCAAGAGCCGGAAATGGTGGTGGAACAGTTACGAGGAGGCGTGGAGCACATACCTCAACAAGCTGGACGAAGAGTGGGTGCAGAGCATCAGCACCCGGTACGCCGATTACGTTTGAGGAGGACAGCATGAAGCGACTTATGATTATCGGCCTGTGGCCGGACGACGCGGTCAATTATTGCACCGAGAAATGCGACTGCCGCAGGTACGCATTCGACAGGATACTTTACCACAGGGGCGGACGAGCCGCCCGCGAGCGCATCTGCATCCCGGTAGTTGACAGGAGCGGAGCGACAACGACATACCTCGACCTCCCTGTAACACTCCTCGAGGCGGGCGTCGTTTATTTCCCCC